TCGCAGTAAAGTAGCTTGGATTCGTTGGTGCCAACGATGATGCCGGTGCCGGCGGCGGTCTTGACCGTCAGCGTGAACGCGCCGGTGGTCTCATTGCGGACGATGAACTCGTCGGCAACCGTCGGCACGATGATGTTGCGCGCGCCGGTCAGGATGCCGGTGAAGCGGTAGGCCGAGTAGCCCTGCTGGGCGGCATTGAGGGTGAGGTCGCCGGTGCCGGCGACCGACAGCGAGAGGTAGGTGAAGGTCGAGGTCGCCGAGACGGTCTTGGCGACCGAGAAGAAATTGTCGCCATCGCAGATCACCATGGCGCTTTCGCCGGGATTGAGCTGCATGGCGGCTTCGCCGTCGATGGTGTCGGCCCCGGCCGGCGTCAGTTCGAGCGTGCCCTCGCCGGAATTGCGGACATAGACGGACCAGCCGTCGCCGAGCGTCGAGGCGGCGGTGAAGGTGAATTCGCCCGCGCCACCTTCCCAGTTCATCAGCTGGCCGCGTTCCAGCTCGCCGAGGGTGTAATCGGTGTTGAATGACAGCACCGGCGAGGCCTGATTGAGCGAGCCACCGCGCGCCACAATCGACGGCGAGGCGAGCGAGGCCGCCTGCACGATGGAGGTGCCGGCCCCATACTCGAAGGCAAACCACGTCCCGGCCGCCGTGGTATTGGTGCGCAGAATGAGCAGGTAGGCCTCGCCGACGGCGATCTGGACGATCTCGGTGCCGGTGGAGCCCTTGACGGTGATCGCCGCCGAGCCGTTGTTATAGACCAGTGAAACGACCCCGACCGAGCCCTTGGTGGCCTCCGGCATGATCAGGATGGCGGCGGTCGTCGAAGTCAGCAGCATGGTGTCGCCGACGACGTCGGTGGTGGCGGCCTCCAGCGGCCACTCCAGCGTCAGGCTGCCGGTGATATCGTACTCCTTGTGGGAGGCCGTGGCGGTGTTGACGGCGTCACCGCCGAAGACGTCGGTCCAGCTCATCTCACGCTCCGTCGCGCTCAGCAGCGCGGTCCATCAGTTTCTTGGAATCTTGGCTGGCCATGCCGCCAATCGCCTTGCCGTATTCGGCCTCGAAGACGGCCGCCTCGTCGTATTTCTTCAGGAACAGCGCCATCTGGCGTAAGGCTTGGAATTGCAGCGCAACGCCATTTTCCTCCGTCAACCAGTTGGTCTGGGTATCCTCGCCGAGCAACTTGGGCAGCTGGTAGATCTTGGTCTCCCATGGGTAGGCGGCATCCGGGTGTGGCCCGACCAGCCAGTGGCCCTCGCCATGGTCAGCGTAAAATTCAGGGATGCCCTGCACCGCGTCGGGATAGACGGCACGCAGGTACTCATAGCCACGCGGAAACAGCGGCCAGATCTTGCCCTCGACCTCGATATGCATCGACAGGGTTTCGCGGTGACGGTCGGGCTTGGGGTAGATCGATTGCCCGGCGACCAGCGCGCCGCGCAGGGTGCGCTCATAGCCCTGCAGCTTCAGCTCGGTGACGATCCAGCGCTCGGACAGGTTGATGATGCGCGGGCGCTGCTCATAGGCGGTCGAGCCGACGACGCGCGCCTTTTCGAGATACGCCCCGAGGTCGTCCAAAATGGTGCTGAAGGTATAGTTCGTCGCCATTCGGTCGACCTCCTAGGCGGGTGTATAGCAGGGGCGGCGGATAGTGCGCCGCCCCCATGGGGCTTAGGGGATCTTCTTGCGCAAGGTGACGTCATTGAAGAGCGCGCTGTCGCCATTGGTGGTCGCATCAGCGCGGGCAAGGAAGAAGATGCCGATGGCGTCGTCGGCGACGAACTCGATATCGACCGCCGCCGCCGTGGTGGTGGTGTTGACCTCCTCGACGTAGGTGGTGCCAAAGCTCGAATTGTAGCCCAGCACCTGCGCCGAACCGGCCGCGCCGGTCTCGCGCTTGTAGCTGCCGACCTGCATGCGGTAGGTCGCGCCGACCTCCAGCCCCTCGACCTGATACCGGATCGATGGCGGGCCGGTGAAGACGCCGCCGGCGGTCGCCACCCGGGCGACGCCACTGACCACCGTCGCGACGGCGCTGTCGGTGGTCGTCCATGGCGCGATGGCGGTATCGAATGAGCCCGAGCCGCCGAACAGGTCAGGCCCATAGGTCGTCGCTGGTGGCGTCCCGCCGGGCGCGGTCGGGATCGTCAGGGTGTTGAAGGCCCCGGAATCGATCTCGACGTTGCGGTAGGAGACGACGATGGTCTCCGGGCTCGACGTCCCCCGGTAGATGCCGAATTCGAACGAGCACGAGGTCTCGTTCTCGTAGCCGATGCGCCGGGTCTCGTTAAGCACGCGGGTGCCGTCGATGTCGACGACGACCCGGCCGGAGCCGTTCCAGACGCTACGCAGGAAGATCGAGACGGTGTACCACTTGCCGCGCACGATGGCCTGCGGGTCGGTCCACGCGGTGTAGTATTGCGCCACACCAGAAGAAGGATTGAAGTTAGTGGTGACGCAGAAATGCTCGTTGCGGATGATCAGCTCGAACTTCTGAGCGTAGATCGCCGCGCCACCATAAGTATGGCACTCGACCAAGGCGAAGAAGTTGCTGGTGATCAGCGGCCCTTCGATCATGATCTCGCCGGTCCACAGCAAGTCATCGGTCGGATTGTGCCAGTCAGCCCCGACTTCAGTGATCTTGTTGCGGTTGACGCCCGCGCTGTCAGTATAGAAGCCCGGGACATCAAACAGATCGCCGGCGCGGACCTCGAAGCGCAGGACATTGTCGTCGACCGAGGACAGGCACCACGGCTGGAACGACAGGTCGGAGACCCATTTCTTTTCGCGGTACCAGAACGTCTTCGAGGAGCCGTATTTCGGGTCGCCGACATCGAAGTAGGGCGAGTAATAGTTCTCGTCGTTGACCGGGTCCCACGTCGAGATCAGCACCGAACCGGCCGGTGGCGGGGTGCCGCCGACGCCGCCGGTCGGCAGGGTGAATTTCACGAAGCCATTCTGGTCGATGTAGAGCACGCCATCGGCGAGCCCGGCAGCCTTGGCGAGAGCATTGGTCGAGTAGGTGCCGGGGTCATGCAGCTTGAAGCCGGTCGCCACCGCCGAGGCTTTGGTGCTGCCGGAGAGCGCCAGTACCGAGACTTCGCCGCCACCGCCAGCAGTTTCGAGGGCATCGATGCGGGTATCGAGCGCGGTGTCGGCGTTCTGCAGCGCGGTGATGTTGGTGGCGGCGGTGGCGAGGCTGGTGGTGTGACCGGAGACCGTGGTCGTTAGCGCGCTGATGGCGTTGGCGTTGGTGGTGTCAGCGGTGACCAGCGCCGCCAGTTGCTCGGTCAGATCCTCGATGTCGGCGATGGTGATCATGTCGGTCGGGATGCCGGCGAGCGCCGCCGTCAGGCCCTCGATGTCGTCGATCTCGATCTCGCCATGGACGGCAACGGATTCGACCAAGTCGGACAACAGCGACGAGAGCAGCGGGCCGGTGATGCCGCCATTGCCGTTGGCAGTGATCTGGCTGCCAATCAGGGCCTGCAGCTCGGCGGTGGTGTAGGCGGTCACTGGTGCATCCCCCTCAAGAGAAGTCGTTGTTGAAGTCGGCGCTGAAATCCCCGTCGTCCTCTGGGGTCTCGACGTCCTCGTCTTCGGTGTCGGTGGTGGTGATGAAAGTCAGGCGGGTATCCGGGCGAACGAAGGACAGCGCGATGCGGTCGGGGGGACGCATCGGCAGCCGCCACGGGTCAGGCTCGTCGGCGCAATCGTTGTCGCAGACCATCATCCCGCTGTCCGGATCCGGACGCAGGTCGTCATGCGGCACCTTGCACCGGCAGCGGTCGCAGATCGCAATCGCCAGCGAGTTCCGCCCCCTCGTGTCGAGGAATCGGCTCATCGGTTGTAGCCGCGCAGGTTGGGCCGGAAGCGGATCGGCGAGGCATCGCGCTCGTCATTGCGGACGATCAACTCGGCCTCGTCGGATTTCGGCTTGAGCATGTTGACGATGCTCAAATCGATCTGCGGGGTGTCGAAGGCGATGCGGTAGGCGAGCATCGAGATGATCGCCTCTTCCCAGCGCGCCGGGATCTCCAGCTCCTGCAGCATGGTGCCGACGTCCTCGATGTGGCGCTGCCGCCAGAGCGAGAGGGCGGAATAGTCGGTGGTGCTGTCGGGGATCGGCCAGAACCGCATCTCAGGCGCGCGGGCCTGCCGGTCGAGCCAGTATTGCAGCGGCCGGCCGGGCGTCGTCGATTGCCCGAGGCTGGTGTAGTCCTGCAAGTTCATGCGGGTGATCGGGCGATCCGACGGACTGCCGCCGATGAACAATTCGTCGATCTCGGCGAGGATCGGGCCGGTGATGCGGACGTAGCGCGCGGCGACCGTCGGCTCCAGCTCGAACCACGTCATCACGTCGGCAACGTAGTCGGCAGCGCCCGGGGCCCAGCGCGAGGTGTAGTCGGTGCCATCGAGCGAGGTCGAGACGACGACGGTCTCGTTGCCGGTCAGCATCGGCTTGTAGCCCAGCACGGTGATCAGGCTGGCCTCGCCCAAGTCATAGGTGACGTTGGTGCCGTTGTTGGTCGCGGTGGCGTCAAAGGCTTGGTAGGTCCGCAGCTGGGCGTCGATGACGTCGATGGTGCCGGCCGGCAGGACCAGCGCCCGCTGTCCCTGCGGCAGCGAGATGATCTGGTGATCGCGCGCCCACAATGGCGCGGAGCGGGCCGGCAGGGCGTTGAGCATGCGCTGCAGGCATTTCTTGCCGTTGGTAAGCATCTCCGACGAGACGTTCTGCGGCACAATGCGGCAGGCCCGAAAGGCAGCATCCATCAGCTCACGCAGTATCAGCGTGGTCTGGCCAATTTCCCCCGACGTCGCCATAGCTAAGGTCTCCTCTGTTGAGGTGTTTACCCGACCTGTTGGATAGAGCGGGAGGGGGCAAAATCAGGCCGGCGGCACCCACGCTTTGACGTAGTCGATGATCATCAGGTTCTGGCCGCTGGCCCCGGCGATGTAGTCCGGGTCGCCGGCGAGCGTGACGATCATGTGGAACTGGGCGCGCTCGAATTCCGACCGGCTGGTGATGTCCATCCGCGCCAGTTCCTTGCCGTCCCAGTAGGTGATCAGGTGGGTGTCGGTGATCAGCGCGCCGTAGGTGTGATAGGCCCCATCGAACATATTGCCGCCAAGGCCGACCGTGCCAGTATAGTCGCCGACGTGGACAGGGTCTTGGCCAGTGGCGTTGATGTGGACGGTGTTGTGGTGGCCGGGATCATTGCCGTAGGCTTCGACGATGTCATACTCAATACGCTCGGAGATGGTGTCGCCGGTGGTGTAGACTTGCGAAATCAACCAAAACGCGAACCACGTCCCGGTTTTATTTTCAAATTTCGCGCGCATCTCGAAGTACCCCTTGTTGAGGAGGTAGCCCGCGTTGCGCCAATCGGCGGTCTGCATCGAGCCCGACTGCCAGACCCCGGAGATCTGCTCCATGGTGATGGTGATGTTGCCGGGGTTGCTGGTGTAGCTGAACGGGTTCGGCTTGCCCGGCGCGCGGAAGACCGGGTCTGGGTCGAGGTGCTCGGCCGCGCCATTGCCTTGCGCGTGCACCGGAGCGAACCACGATTTGACCGGGGCGATGTAGCTGCCGCCCTCGCCGGCAATCGAATACTGCTCGGAATAGAGTTTGCTTGAATCGGTGAAGGGGTCGTCGAAGTCGAGCGTGTAGCCGGTGAGGTCGAGCGTCGAGGTGCCCTGCAACGCGGTATCCCACTCCAGCGCGTCTGCCGGCGGGGCGGTGCCATCGTCGCCGGCGTAGGCGGTAAAGCCGGTCGACACGGCGCGGGTGAAGGTGGCGTTGTCGGAATGCAGCGTGACGCTGTCGGCGATGCCGTAGAGAGTGGCGGCCGGAAAGACTGTGCCGCCGGTAATGCCGGCGGTGCTGATGCCTTCGGTGCCGGTTGCCGGGCTGGCAGTCCCTGAGGCGTTCCAGCTGCCCGCGCCGACGGCGAGCCAGATCAGTTTGGCATCGGCGTCGTATTCGACCACGAGGCGATCCCCGGCGGCAAAGCCCGCCACGGTCGCGATGACGACCTCGTTGACGTAGAGCGAGCCGTCATTGTACCAGCCGAGCGAATCGTCTTGGTCGCCGAGATAGGTCGAGAGCACCGCCGCCGTCGTCGCGATGCCGGCCGGCGATGCGTTGGCATCCATCGGCGTGCCGACCGTTATCTCCCAATGCCACTTGCCGGTCGAGATGCCAGTTTCCGCGCGCAGCGTCGCATTATGATCGCTGCCGGAATTGGTTGCGGTGAGGTCGCCGTTGGAGAGGACGATGGCTGCGGCCTTATCGCCGGCGTTCCATGTCAGCGGCACGGCGCT